TTAGTTATTATGCTGTTTGTAAGAATGCTTCTTTTGCTTGTTCATGAAACCAGTCTGGTAAATTTGGGTCACGCATTTGTTGCATTTCTTCTTCCATGTCTTCTTTTGTTTCTACATAATCGTAAGATGACATAAAAGAATGACGTGATTTACAAGCGTTTGACTCTTTAAATTCTTTAAGTCTTTTTAGATGTGCAGAGAATATTAAATCTTCCATAGTGTTATATTGTATTATGTAAGCAATTACATTAGTTGTTGATTTACGCTGAAATTGTGTGAATACGACCTGCTGTGTACACTTACGCATAACATAGCAAGTGTCGATTGATTGTGGTCTTTTGGTCGTATGTATGTGTTATTGATAGTGTAAAAAAGGGACAAAGTCCCTTAATATTACTCAAAAGTAGCTGTATCTGAAACAACATAGTTGTTTGCAGTAGCAACTTGAAAACCATCTTTAAAGCAAAGAATATTAAACTTCATAATGTCTTTGCAATCTTGCGAGCCTTTGCCAATAGGCAATGTAGCAATCTGCTCATTCTCTCCGTTAAGAAAGGACAACCAATTGCCGTTAGGTCCGTTAGTAATTAGATTACAGCGTCTAGCTGTAACAGAAGTAGCATACTCTGACATGCTTATAATTTTATTAATTTTCATAGCGTAAATATGTATTAACAGCAACAAACCCAATGCGGGGTGTTTTAACTGCGTAGCATAGCGGGGGTCATTGAGTGTGTTGGTTAGTACGTTCACAAAACCTGTTAAAAAAAATTTTTTTTATTTTTTATTTTTTTATTTAAAGTTTTTATATCTTTGCACTGCAACATTATTCATCCCCCGGTAACCATAAAAGGGATTAGACATCGGATTGTAGTCTCAAATAGAGATAGAGTTTTCTCCGGTAGTTGCAAAAGAGTTAACGTATAAACTCTAGTTAGGATACAATGCACACAGGTAAGTGCGATGAATTAACATCAGTTTTAGTATCCTTGGGTCCCGTAAAACGGAGCACTGCTAGAGTGAAATCACAACTTGAAAAAGAATTCCCAAGGGGGAGAGCTATATTTTCTCCACAGATGCTTGGAAATGTAAAAAAATTGTTTATATATTTGCATAAAAAGTATATAGATATGAATTTTAAACCAAGCGGAAGCTGGATAGTCCTTCCGGACCCAGTAATTACAGAAACAGAATCAGGAATAATATTAGATGAAGCTACGGCTATGGAGAACTCTAAACGATCAAACGTTTTGGAGGCGCTAGCTGTTGGACCTCATTGTAACTTTGTAGAACAAGGTGACACTGTAATGGTAGATCCTAGATCAGAAGCTGCAAGAACAGAAATAGATGGTAAATTATACCTAATTATTTCAGAACATCAAATATTAGGTAAGTGGTAACAGGACAAGTTACTCTAAGTTTAGAAGATTACCACACTTTACTAGAGGCATCTAAAAAGGCTGCAGAATTAAGACAAAACACTGAACTGTTATTAAAAGAGTTACAAGTGTTTTTGTCGTTTATGACTACACGTGCAGAAATAGAACCGTACATAGTAGAGTTTAACAAGCAGTCTAAGACATCTGTTATAGAAATAAACGGGGGTATTGCAAAAATTAAAGAAAAATGAAAAGAAAGATAACAGTAACTATGGATACTACGTATAAATACGTACAATTATGGAATGGTATTTTTAATTTAACAGAAAAAGGACTACAAATACTGTCTGCATTTATAGATGTACAGATAATTACAGAAGAAGACAATTTTTGTAGTGTAAAAAACAAGAAAGAAGTAGCAAGAATAGTAGGTATTAAAGATTACAACACCTTAAATAACTATATTAAGAGATTTAAAGATAAAGGTGTAGTATCTAAAAAGGATAATAATTATAAATTAAATAATTTACTAAATCCTAATACATCTTCTGTAGAAATAATAATAAATAAAGGATAATGAAGATATTTGAGCAGATAGTGCCATCATATTTTGAGATAGGTGATATGGAGATTATAATTTTACAAGATACTATGGGTAATTGTTTAACTATAAAAATTAACTACTATGAGTGATGCTGAAAAACCAGTAACACCATCATTATTTAATATGATTAGTTCTTTTGCTAGAGATCTAAAAGAATATGTAAAACAAGGTGCACCAAATGTTACAACAGAAGATTATATACAAAGATTAGAAGAATGTAATACGTGTGAGCACCTAGTAAAAGAAAAAATGAGATGTGGATTGTGTGGATGTTTATTAGAACACAAAGCAAAGTGGAAAACAACTAGCTGTCCAGACTCAAGATGGAAAACACAAATATTAGATGGCGAAAGACAAGAAAGCAATAATACAAACGCTAGCAACTAAATATAATTTACCTTTAAAAAAGGTAGAAGAAATAGTAAACCATCAGTTTAAGTTTGTAGAAAAGATAATGAAGAATGGAAAGTTTGAGATGGTAAGATTACCATATTTTGGTAAATTTTCTGTAAACCCTAAAAGGGTAGAACATATAAATAAATTAAAAGATGAGTCTGAGGGATGATTTAATACATATAATAGATAACAGAGCTACACTTAGTGCATATGCATTGACTGTAAACGAGTTTAAAGATTTAACAGTAGAAGAGTTAGCTTTTGTATATTTTACAACAGATCATAAGTCACCTTTTTCTGTATATGAATGGGAACAACGTGTAATTGAAGTAAAAAATAGTATATTTGGGAAAAAGAATAACTTTAAACCAAGCGCAAAAGTTTTAGCAGCTTGTGAAAAGTATGATAAATTAATTGAAACCTCAGCTGTTAGATTACTACGAGCAGCAAGAGAATCTGTTATAAAATTAGAGAAGTATTTTAGAGATATAGATTTAACGTTAGTAGATGATAACGGCAGGCCTATTTTTCATGCAAAAGATTTAATTAGTAATTTAGAAAAAATGGGTAAGGTAGTAGATGGGCTTAGAAACTTAGAAGAGATAGTAAAGAAAGAAGAACAAGCAGCTAATACTAATAGAGGAGGTATTGAAGTAAATAAATATAGTATGTAATGGATTTTTTAGAAGATTTAGAGCTTTATGAACGAGCAATGCAAAATGCTTACTTGTTGATAACTAAACGTAAAACTTTAGATGACATTTATTATAATTTAGAGGCTGATGAGTTAGAAGATTTTCCTTTACCTTTTGATCCTCTACAAACTGATGGTAGAAGCGCAGATGTAATAGATGTTGTAATAGAATATTTTACAAGTACAGAAGAATACGAGAAATGTGCTCATTTAGTTAAGATAAAAAATAAATGCTTAAAAAAACAGACAGGGTCAGACCAGCAGCCATTAACTTTATAAATAATGGTTACTACACATCTGCACTTCCAGGCACTCGAGAGTACTATGAGTTTTGGGATGAGGAACAAGACAGATGTATGTATGGTTATAAGGTAGGAGATTTAGAAATAACTGGATTTCATTACTTTTATTTAAACTATTGTCCTATTGATAGAGCTGTAGATGAGTTATTACCTGATGGCACAATGCAAGCAAAACGTGAGCGAACATTCCCTAGATTTTATGACGGAGATTATGAATATTTCCACGAGATAGATAAAGCAAGAGCAGCAAATAAACATATGATAGTTTTAAAAGCAAGACGTAAGGGATATTCTTACAAAGCTGGATCTATGCTTGCTAGAAATTACTTTTTTGTTAGAAATAGTAAAAACTTTGTATTTGCATCTTCTAAAGAATTTTTAATTGGTGATGGACTACTCTCAAAAGCTTGGGAGTTTTTATCTTTTATAGATGATCATACTGCATGGTCTCAACCAAGATTACGAGACAGAGAAATGCATAAAATGTCTGGATATAAGAAAAAAGTAAATGGAATGGAGATAGAAATGGGTTTAAAATCCCAGATTATAGGTGTATCTCTAAAAGATAATCCAGATAAAGTAAGGGGTAAGGCAGGTGAGCTAGTATTTTTTGAAGAAGCAGGATCTTTTCCTGGATTACTAAAAGCATGGGAGGTAACAATGCCAACAATGAGACAAGGTGCGAAAACATTAGGAATGATGGTAGCATTTGGTACAGGTGGTACAGATGGATCTGATTTTGAGGCTATGGAAGAAATATTTTACAATCCAGCAGCATATGATTGCATGGATTACGAGAATATATGGGACGAAGGAGCTATGGGTACAAGATGTGGGTACTTTATACCAATACAAAAAAACTTAGATGGATTTATAGATGAAGAAGGTAATTCTATACAACAAGATGCTATAGAATATGAAGAACAAATGAGGGAAAAGAAAAAAGGGGCTGCAGATGCAAAATCTTTAGACCAATATATAGCTGAGCACCCCTTCTCCCCTCAAGAAGCAACACTACAAGTAACAGCTAATTTATTTGACATTGCATCATTGCAAGAACAATACAATAATGTAAAAGCTAGAAATTTACAATCAATAGGTACTGCAGGTAGACTGTATCACAATGAAAAAGGAGAAGTTAAGTTTAAAATAGATGGTGATCTAAAACCTATAACTAAATTTCCACACAGAAAAGATGATGATAAGACAGGAGCAATTATAATATACGAAGCGCCATATAAAAATCAAGAACAGCAAGTACCGATAAATTTATATGTAATTTGTCATGACCCTTATGGTCAAAATCAATCAGCAGACTCTATGTCATTAGGATCTGCATATGTATTAAAAAGACCTAACAACTTATCACATCCTGATGATATAATTGTAGCATCATATGTAGGTAGACCACACTCACAAGATGATTATAATAGAAATTTGTTTATGTTAGCAGACTATTATGGGTGTAAAATAGGATTTGAGAACGATCGAGGTGAGGTAATAGCATATGCAAAACGTTTTAGAAAAATGCATAAATTACAAGAAGAATTTGAGATGCTAGACAAAAAAGAACTAAGAAGTAAGAATGTAAAACGTCAATATGGTATGCATATGACTGAAGCAAGGAAGCGTCAAGGTGAGATATATATAAGAGATTGGTTAAATACTGTCAGAAGTACGGACGAATCTGGAAAACAATTACTAAATTTGCATAAAATTTATGATCCAGCCTTATTAATGGAATTAATTAAATTTAATCATACAGGTAACTTTGACCGTGTAATGGCGT